ATCGTTGGAAGTATTGGGATGCACTTAAAAAAGTTCGTAGTGAATTCATGGAAAACAAAACTAATTTTGACGCATATGATTTTGAAGATTACCTTGAAAAGAAGTATGGGGTAAAGATGAATATAGTAAACGGTAACATTACTGATGGGTACGAAGTAGTAGATGAAAAACTCTACTTGGTATTTTTATTGAAATGGGGATAATATGGCAATAAAATACACAGAATGTTTTCATCCAGCATGGCCCAGTGCCTCAGTCTCTTTATGTAGGGATAACAAATATAAATTAGGACACAAAACAGTCTATCAAAGAGATTGTAGATATCACAAAGAAGATCCAACTATCATTGTAAAATGGATGATAAGAAATTTTGGTGAAAGACACCAAGGTTGGGACTTCTCCTTAGCTGGAGGATGTGTTACAATAGAGTTGTGGGATGATAAATTTATAACAATGTATGAAATGTGGCAAATGTAATGGCAAATGATATAATGATTGACTTAGAGACACTTGACACAAGTCCATACTGTGTTATACTAACTATAGGTGCAGTTAGATTTGATCCTAAAGGTAGTGGTGTAGTAGAACGATTAGAATTACGCCCTACGATTGAAGAACAAACTGAACAATTTGATAGGATAATTGATGACAGTACGATTGAATGGTGGTCAAGACAAAACCCTGCAGCCCTTGAAGAAGCAATGGGGGATGCGGGACGTATCTCATTTAGTGAATGTATGGAAGCCCTTTATAAGTTTTGTTGGAATCGTAGGGCTGTGTGGTCTAATGGGGCTGCATTTGATGTCGTGGCTTGCGAAACCGCATGGCGACAACTTGAAATGCGAATACCGTGGCCATTCTATACCGTACGAGATACTAGAACGTTGTATGAAGTTGCAGGGGTCAAACTAAGTGATGGTGGACATTCAACTAGTCACAAAGCGGTAGAAGATGCAGAACGTCAAGCAATTGTTGTGCAAAAAGCATATCGTAAATTAATTAGTGCAGGAGTTATTCCACCGTGAGAATAGATAGTGATATTGACATTGACTTTGGTTCAAGAGATAGATTGCTTGAACTGATTAATCACACAAGTGCGGCAATGCGTAATGTCAATCCTATTCGCAAACACGCAACTGGAGTATATGTTACTCCTATACCTTATGACCCAGTCAATGACTTTGCTAGCATTGATTATACAGTAGCAGAAAAGCGTGGGTATTTCAAACTAGACTTATTGAATGTTCATGTCTATGAGAACGTCCGTGATGAACAACATCTTAATGAATTGATGGTTGAGCCTGAATGGAGTAAACTGAAGGATAAGTCTTTCGTTGAGAAACTGATTCACTTGAACAATCAGTTTTATAACTTAGAGAAGATGCCAGAACCTATAGATAGCATCCCAAGATTAGCAATGTTCTTGGCAGTAATTCGTCCTGGTAAAAAGCATTTGATTGGGAAATCTTGGAGTGAGATTAATAAAACTGTCTGGGATAGAGGAACTGATGGATACATATTCAAGCGTTCGCATTCTTGTGCTTACGCACAGTTAGTAGTAGTACACATGAACCTCTTATGTGAGCAGGAACACAAAGGCGTGTGATTTTTTGAATAGGCATAAATAATATTATGCCTGCACCAAAAGACTATATAAAAATTCAATATCCTAGAAAATGTAATCATTGTGATTACATTTCTAATAATCCACAGATGTGGCATTATCATAATAAAACACATGACCCTATTCCCGACGGACAACTGTGTGATCAAGGGTGCGGACAACCTGCTCTTTTCAGAAACACTGGCGGAAAATATTCGTGTTGTTCTACTACCTATCAATGTGAGTCATATATTAAAAAACATTCTGATAAAGTGAAACAACAGTGGAGCAGGCCCGAAGCAATTGAGCGTAAAGAACAAACCAAAGCAATACTATTGAAAACAGCATGTACACCTGAAGCAGTTAATAAAATGAAAGAAACCAAAAGAAAAAAATCAGGTCTATTAACACCAGAAGATGCTAAAAATTTTAGACACTATGCTAGATCAATACGACAGCGGGCACAGATGTGGGCTACTGATAATGGATATAAATTGGGGCATCAAACTTACCATGTAGATCATAAGTTAAGCATACTTGATGCGTGGAAGTTAAATCTACCAGCTGAGATTGTAAATCATCCAGCAAATTTACAAGTGATAGAAGCAAAAAGAAATAGTAGTAAGGGAAGTAATAGTAGTATTACTGTTGAACAGTTATACGAAATGATTAAGGCATTCTCTTGACGAGGGTGATGCTACGGCGTTTGCTTCTACGTTTACTTAATTCATTCATACTACAAGTAGGGCCATGAACCACTACTAGACTTTTATTATTAAAAGTCCTGAGATATGGTTTAAAGGGTAACCAATCATCCTTTAAGAATAGATTGATGGGTATTAATCTATTACTTTCCCACCACCAAACTTCTCCTAGTTCTAAGAACTTTTCTTTGATATTGCTATCTGCTATAGCACCGTAATCATATATAGTGGTAACCATATCATCACGATTTTGAACAATTCCAACATAATCTTGGTTGGCATATGAACATACTGTGATGAACGGATGATTTTCTGTCAGTCTTTTGAAAAATTCGTTTTGGATCATTATTTTAGTTAACAGTTTATTTATCGGGTAACCAAAGTTATTTAAATTAATATATTATACTAAATACGTTATAGGAGCCTACATTTGTGTATTCAACATCAGTTTTTTATTACGTCCAGCGCAACATTGTTGTGTTATTGTCAGGCTATTCACCAAGGAGATATATGCCAGTTTATGCTAAGCCATTAACCTTACACAAGGGCGTGGATAATCAAATCCAGTTTCAATTTTTGAACCAAGAGCAAAAACCCATAGATATTACCGGGAAAGATATTACTTGCCGTATATTAAATTACATGGGTAATGAAATATTGATACAGAAATCGTTAACATTGCAATTTGCTGCTACAGGAATTTGTGCGTTGATATTAAATGCCGCGGACCTTGAGAATATTGAGGCTCAGAAATGCTATTACACACTAGAAATCCCAGTCAATGACTTTGACTTCCCAGTATTTGTAGACCAAAATGCAGGCGCTCGTGGTGTAATGAATATCGTTAATAGTGTATTACCTAACTTTGTTCCATCATACAATATCACAATACCAACCGGACAAGCATTCCCCAATAGTCCTAATGCAAATGGAAGTAGTCTTACATATTTCTCAAGCGTGTTAAGTACCAATAACAACCCAATACTAACCATTCAAACGGAATATATTGATTTCTACGGAAACACTACCATTCAAGGTAGCAGTATCGTAGATGGAGATTGGTATGATATCACAACTACAGAAGAAGTATCCAATGTTACTCAAACAGTTGGTTATGTTATTCAAGGGTTTCATCCTTATATAAGAATGGGATTTACTAGTAATGCGGGTGCAGTGGCTAATATATTGACCAGATAATTTGCTTTAGTGTTTCTATTGTGTTACAATCAATAGATGTTTGATATCCTGTCTATATTACCTGGTAAAAAGAAACAAACAAGTTCAGGTTGGACTAGCTTTAACGCTGTTTGTTGTACCCACTTTGGCCACAGACAGGACAAAAGAATGCGCGGCGGCATCAAGTTTGATGGAAACAACTGGAGTATGCATTGTTTCAATTGTGGGTTCAAGTGTAATTTTGTACTTGGCCGTTCTATCAGTACTAAAACTCGCAATCTATTAGTATGGTGTGGTGTTGATGACCAGCAAGTTAAAAGATGGAGTTTAGAAAGTCTACAACAAAAAGACTTGATAGACTTTACTCAGCCAAAGAAACAAAAGATAAAAATCAAGTTCAACGACCACACTCTACCCGAAGGTGAGATTGTAGATAGTAATAACCCATTACACAAAGTATATGTAGAATATCTGCAACGTAGGAAGATAGATAGTAGTGAATATCCTTTCTTAATCACTCCGAACGAGCCTGGCAGAATGAGTAACAGGGTAATCATACCCTACACATATAAGAATAAGATTGTAGGACATACAAGCAGATTCTTAGATAACAAAATTCCAAAGTACATCAATGAACAACAGCCTGGTTATGTATTCAATATTGATATGCAAAAATCAGAATGGAGTGTATGTATTGTAACAGAGGGTATATTTGATGCACTAAGTATTGATGGTGTAGCACTGATGCACAATGACATTAGTACTGACCAAGCACTATTGCTTAGTACATTAAACAAGCAACTTATACTAGTTCCAGATAGAGATAGTACAGGATTGAGTTTGTGCGATAAAGCATTAGAATTGGGATATAGTGTAAGTCTACCCGATTGGGATGATGATGTAAAAGATGTGAATGACGCTGTAGTTAAGTATGGTAAACTACCTACCCTATTAAGTATACTACAATGTGCAACAAATAGTAAAATCAAAATAGAAATGAGAAGGAAGAAAATTGCCAAAGCAGGAAACTAAAAAGCAACTAGATTATACCACTGATGTTCAGAAATTATTTCTGAGGATGATGGTTACAAATGCAGAGTTGTATACCCGTGTTATGAATATTATGAACAGCGAAAACTTTGAGCGTTCATTGCGCCCAGTAGCGGAATTGTTCAAAACTCATACTGACAAGTATAGAGTATTGCCAGATACAACACAAATCAAAGCAACAACTGGTATTGATATTGAACCTATTCCAGAATTGAACGATGGTCATTATGAATGGTTCTTTGATGAATTTGAATCATTTACTAAACGACAAGAACTAGAACGTGCGATTCTTAAAGCAGCAGACTTGCTTGAGAAGGGTGAGTTTGAGCCAGTTGAATCACTAATCAAAAAAGCAGTACAGATTAGTTTACAGAAAGACATGGGCACAGATTACTTTGCTGATCCTAAAGGTCGTATCAACAAATACTTTAACAGTGGTGGACAAGTATCTACTGGCTGGCCCCAGATGGATAAACTATTGTATGGTGGATTCAGTCGCGGTGAATTGAATATCTTTGCAGGTGGTAGTGGTTCAGGTAAGTCATTGGTGATGATGAACATTGCACTAAGTTGGTTGCAGATGGGATTGAGTGGTGCATACATCACATTAGAATTGAGTGAAGAATTAACAAGTTTGCGTACTGATGCGATGTTGACCATGATGGGTACAAAAGCGATTCGCAAAGACATTGACACAACTGAACTTAGAGTTAAGATGGCAGGTAAGAAGTCTGGTAAGTATCGTGTTAAAGCATTGCCAGCACAAAGTAATGTAAACGATATTCGTGCTTACTTGAAAGAAGTACAGATACAGACTGGTATTAAGATTGACTTTGTTATGGTCGATTACTTAGACTTGGTTATGCCAGTAAGTGTTAAAGTCAATCCAAACGACCAGTTTATCAAAGACAAGTATGTTGCTGAGGAATTGCGTAATCTTGCGAAGGAACTTGGAATACTATTAGTAACAGCAAGTCAATTGAATCGTACTGCGGTTGACGAGATTGAGTTTGACCATAGTCATATTGCAGGTGGTATCAGTAAGATTAACACAGCAGATAATGTGTTTGGTATCTTCACAAGTCGTAGTATGCGTGAGCGTGGTAAGTATCAAATTCAATGTATGAAAAGTCGTAGTTCAACAGGTGTAGGTCAAAAGATTGACTTAGAATATGATGTTGAGACTATGCGTATCAGCGATCCAGGCATTGACGGTGAACAGAGTTATACTCCAAAGCCAAGCGCAAATGACATTATGAGTACATTAAAGCCACAGTCTACTTTAAACGATTATACTGTTGACCAAACTACAGGTGAAATAACAATCGAACCATTGACTAAGACTGTATATGCTGATGTTCAAGGTTCAAAGTTGAAGTCTTTATTAAACTCATTGAAAAAGTAAGATGTATGATCCTTACATTATTGCTTTTGCAAGCGGGACCTCAGGTAGATTTATTTCATATATTGTTCGTAGCATATTGAGTAATAATGCAGAAGATTTTTTAATTACAGAACAAAATTCAGCGCATTTATATAAATCTAATTTTGGGACTATATTTAATAATACATCTGTAAATGCGGATGAAATTTATGAAAAAATTGATTTTAATTTTGATGAACCCATTAAAATTTTAACTTCACATACTTTTCCCCAGATTGATATTATTAACAAAAGATTCTCAAAAACAAAGATAATAGTTATTACATATGAAATGTCAGATTTATTAGAGATAGCAGGAAATAATTTTTTTAAAAATGCATTGGGTGATAATCACATTTCAGAAGTTGTTGACAATTCTAGTCGTATATTAGAAAGCATGATTGAAAAAATCTTTTTAAGAAAGATACCAAAAGAAAATCTTACTCAGAGACAAGTGCAACAGATTATAGAGACCATGCGGGGTTGGGCGATTAAAAATATTTCTTTACGATTTGAAGATGGGTTATTTTATAGGCCAAATGTAGATATATTGTATGAGCATTTATTGATATTACCCTATAATGAAATCTATGATAAAACCAAAACAGGCGAGTATATAGGGTTACAAAAACTAGAAGATTTCATGGGATTCAGGGCCAATGATATTACACGTAAAAATTATGAAAAATACGTTAAGGGACAAGAGAATTTAATATCTACCAAAATGCCCTGGATATTAAAGAATGATATAGAAAACTCCAATAACTGATAAATACAAGTAGGATAATTATATGCAAAAACAAACCCGATCCCTCTTGCAGGAATTAGAAGCACTTGGTAATAACCGTGACACTACCCACATTATTGAGAGTAGGGCTCATAATATCATCACTAGTGCTATTAATTTACTTGAGTTAATTAATAAGCATTACCCTGAGGAACAGGCTCAGATATTAGAGCGTAAGTTATTAAGTGCTATTAAGAGCAAAGATCAGCAGAGATTTTCCAAATCATTGAGGAAAAAACCGTGAAATTAAAAGAAGTACAACAACTAACAGAGGCTACTAGACAAGAACAGGCCAATACAAGGGCAAGTCAACAGTTTAATAGTACTGTTATTTCTCAATTGATTGCAGGTATAGATCAAGGTTTAAAGAATGGCACTATTGTTTCGGCAAAACCTGCACAAAGTACGGCAGCACCTACAAATTGGCCCAGTGGAACAAATACTTGGACGGCTTCTAACCAGCAAACTCCTGCACAAATACGTCAACAAAAGCAAGCAGCGGCAGCAAAAACAGCGCAATCTCAAATGGCAAAGAATTCGGCAGCACCAACTGCAACGGCAGCACCTGAAACACCTGAACAAAAACGTATAAGATTACAAAAGGCAGCGACACAAACTGCTAGAACAGGTATGACTCCTAAACCGGCCGCGCCGCAGCCCGCAGCACCGCAATTTAAAGGTCCTAAAGTAAATGGATTGCAGGTTCGTAATATGGGAGAAGGTAAAAAATTTAATAGATTAAATAGAATATTTGAAAATCTTGTAAATATCAACGAATTAGCAGGTGCACCTACTCAAAGTATTAGCCAGTATATACAGGCACAACTTCCAATAATAACAAAAAGTAAACTATTCAATACTTCTCCCTATAAAGAATCAATTGCAAAAATTGCCGATGAAGTTGAATCTACATATGCCAAAGACAAGGGGCAATCTGCATTAAACAAATTGGCTGATTTTAGTTGGGGCGCACTAACAGAAAAAAACCCTTTAAAAGGACAGGGTGGTGTCTCAGCACAAACAGCACAAAATCAATTGGCACCCAATTCAGTAACACAAACCGCACCTGAAACACCTGAACAAGAAAGACAATCCAAAATTGGTGTAAAACAAATTAACAAAATTATACCTACATTACGTAAACGAGATTTATTAAGTGTTAAGAAAAATATTGATAATACATTAACGAGTAGAGGGTCGGCCACTGCTGCAACTAATACACCTGCGCCCGGCAATAACGCTTTTGGACAAATGGCAGGTCAATTATCAGGGGCTAATACTAGTAAATCATCAACCGGTGGAACAACTACAACAACTCCAACTGGTAGAGTTCATACTGCTGCTAAAACAAACGCATCGGCGCAATCTACAGAAACTCCACCGGCAGCAGATAATACAGTAAGAATGCCAAAAGGTAAAGTCAGAGCAGCAAGAGAAGGTGGAGTTACCCCTGAAGAACAAGCAAAGTTTGATGAAAAAGTCAAGCAAGCAATGGCTAATCAAAAATAATTAACCAAAACCGACTTTTTTTCGTTCCAGGCATAAATAAGTGTATGAAGCAGTAGGCTTCAACTTATTAAAGGAATTTTAAAATGGCACAATTTACAAGAGTTAATGGTGACTTACTACCAGTATTACATTTAGACGCAGCAGCATACACAAACAGTGGTGCAAACGCAGTTACTTCAGCAGCTTCAGTTCAACCACAAGGTCCTAAGCTAGACTTCTTCACAGTTACAGCAGCAAGTTCTGGTGCATTGACTGGTACTCAAGTTTCACTAGCTATCCAAGCTACTCAGCAATTGGCTACAGTTTACATCTATGAGTTCACAACAGCAGGTCCTGACACATTAGCAATGGCTGTATATCCAACAGCAGCATGGACAACTGGCACACTACAAACTGCTATTCGTAACGAATTGGCAAACGCTGGTGTTTCAAACTTAGTAGTTGTTACTAGTTCAGCAACATTCACTAACTAATAGTTAGATTTATGTATAAAAGAACCCTAGATTTTCTAGGGTTTTTTTACCTCTATTAAATAGTAGTATGAGTTACACCATCAGTTGCTATACACTATTTGATATTACACAGACTAATGTACTCAACCGTCACCGTCCCGATATGGACAAAGAATGGCATCACAAACGCAATACACAGAGTAATTTTGATACTATTCAGCAAGCAATTTCACTACGTAGTCAGCCAGAAATAGTACGTATTCCAGAAAAAATTCTCATAAGATTTGACGAATTTACTGAGTTTGGATTTTTATTTGAACAACAAGATAATGAAACATATCCATGTTGGTCCTTTGATTTTGATGTGCAACATCCCAGTGTATTTTTTGATGGGGTAAACGAATTAGGTGGATTATATCGTGATTGTGATCGTGTTCCAATGATAAAATGTCACACCGAATGGGATCAACTTCCTGCATTTTTGGACACAAGTGATGAATTAAGAAACATATATTTTAAGGTAATAAACAATGATAAGTGATAAACTACTACGAAAGTTAACTAAAACTATCCCAGACTCTGAATTAAAAAGACTTAGTGAATTATCAATTGTTCAAGGACCAGATGGTTCATATTTTCTGTTTAATAAATATTCAATTAAAAAAAATAATGGATACTATATAGTTGAAATTGATAGAATTGCAAGTACTATTTCATTTAATCTATTAAAAAATGCAGTAGCCTGGTGCACCTATGATAAACGTAATAACATATACGAAACAAATAGGATATACAACCTTGATAACAAGTTGTCTAGCATAGATGCTGCTATTCTGGTACATCAGAAATTGGCAAAAAAGGCTAAAAATTTAGAAGAAAAATTGATTTACTTAGCCAAATTGGGTGAAGAAAAAATGGAGAAAAAACAAATATTAGAAGAACTGGACAACTATGTTGCTAGTTCTAAGATTTGGCAGGACAAACAGTTCAACATGAAATCCGCATAATAAAGAAAGAAAAGATAAATATATTATATATTTCTCTGGAATACAACTATGAAACTAAACGAATTAAACAACAATCGCCGTGCTTACTCTACTAAAGTTCTAAAAGAACAGTACGAGATGCCATTCAATGTAGATAACATGAGTATGTCATCTACAAGAACCATGCTTACAAAAGTGCGCGGTTTGATGAACGAGTCAAAGCAATCACATGACTATCACAATAGTCAAGCATCAAGTTCTTATATGAAGTTGGTGTTTATGGAGCAAGCACTTAGTGACCATTACAATGAACTACGTTCACTTCCACAGCCAAGAATCATGGTTGAGAACGAAGAAGTTGAGAAGTCACAAGTTGTTCTAGCAGCACAAGACATGGTAGACCAAGTACAAAAGATGCTTGAAGATGTTGGCCAAATGCAAGTTAAAGAATTACCTGCATTAGTATCAAGCATTGAAAGTGAAATTGGTGTTAACGAAAGTCAAACATACAATGACGCAGTTTCAGCACAGTTAGATACATTATCTGCTGCATTGAAAGAATCATCAACTGCATTGAAGAATGCATTGAATGGTTTAACTGGACAAGCAGTAGACGCAGCATTTGATGCTGGTGCAGACTTGGGAGCAGAAGCAGGTGTTGATGCAGGCATGGATGCTGGTGCTGAAATGGGTGCAGAAGAACCCGCAGGAGAAGAAATTCCTCCCCCAACCGAAGAACCTGAAATGGCCCCATCAGGTGGCGTTGGTAGAGCAAAGAGATAATATGTTCCTCTTTGAACTTGATGGTGCAGATCCGTTAAGTACTAAACTTATCGTTCTTGTCAATCAACTTAAGTCTGATGTTGAGAACGGTATAGTAGATCCTAGTAGTTATACAACGGAAGAATTCTTAGAATATCTACAAGATAAGGGTGACATTGTTTTAGATGTCACCGACTTGTATGATATGATTAAGAACCCGCCGTTGAATACACTTATCAAAAATATACAAGGTGATAAAGTTATCTTCAAAGGACATGATGATACACAAGCAGCACCTGATCAAACACAAAGTCAACAAGTTGTACAACAAATGGCACAAAGTGCTATGCCAACACAATGATAACTGTTACAGACAAAGCAACAAACAAAGTAAAACAAACACTCGCAAAACGAGGCAAAGGATTAGGAATCAGAATAGGCGTCAAAACGACAGGCTGTTCTGGTTTAGCCTATGTGCTTGAGTATGTTGATCAACCGTTGCCGGAAGATATAAAAATTGACTGTGATGGTTGCTTACTATATGTTGACCCAAAAAGTTGTGCTTATCTTCAAGGTATGACAATAGATTATGTACGTAATGGACTTAATGAAGGGTTTGAATTTCGTAACCCAAATGAACGTGATAGATGCGGGTGCGGCGAGAGTTTCAGAGTATAACCAAACTATTTGCTTTTCACCATACAGTTTGATATAATTGACTTGATGTACAATCCAAACAAATACAAATACGAAGCAATCAAACGAATAGATACTCCCGAAGGTCGTAGATATGCTACACCCGATGGTGAGAAACTTCCCAGTGTCACTACTATCTTAGACGCTACTAAATCAGAAGAAAGCAAAAAAGCACTTAACGAGTGGCGTAAACGAATGGGCCCTCAAAAGGCACAAGCAATTACAACTGAAGCAGCAAATCGTGGAACACGAATGCATAAGTTTCTTGAGGATTACATTAAGACAGGTGTAATTACTGAATCTGGTAGTAATCCCTACAGTATTCAAAGTCACAAGATGGCACAGACTATTATTACTGAAGGTCTTAGTAACTGTACTGAATATTGGGGAACAGAAGTTCCGTTATATTTCCCTAGAATTTATGCAGGTACAACAGACTTGGTGGGAATACATGATGGCGATGAGTCCATAATGGATCACAAGCAAACGAACAAACCTAAAAAGCGTGAGTGGATTGATGATTATTTTGTTCAGTTAGCAGCGTATGCTAATGCTCACAATGAAGTACACGGTACAAAAATACGCAAAGGTGTCATTTTTATGTGTTCTGCTGATAATAACTATCAAGAATTCATATTAGAAGGTAGTGATTTTGACAAATATAGTGACATGTGGTTTAAGCGAGTAGAGCAGTTTTACATGAAATACCTATAGCAGTTAAGTCGTTATTATGATAAATAAGTGTAAACGTGAAGAATTACACTTATGGCCATAGTACAAATCAGTAAAATCCAACAACGAGCAGGTAATCTAGTTGATTTACCACAATTAGACAATGCTGAATTCGGCTGGGCTACCGATGAAAATAGACTTTTCATTGGAAGAACCGGAAACACTTATGCAAATGAGAATATTGAAGTATTGACTTCATATTCTAATATTAGTTTCAGTCAAATTAAAGGCAGTGACGGTGCCAATTTTAATATAACTGCACCATTAAGTAGCGGACAAATATTAACATATGTATCCAGTACAAATACATGGGAAAACTATAAAGGAACTACTGCTCAATTAGATGGTAGTAAACTTCAATTAGGTGATGTGGCTAACATCTCTATGCTAGGCGGAGCAATAGCCTATATATTAGAAACTGATGGTTTAGGTAATTTATCTTGGACACCAAAGGGTACATTATACACAAGTATTAAAGCATTATCTAATGCAAATCCTATTGTGATGTCCGTACCAAATACAACACCTTATGTTAATGGTACAGTAGTTACTATTACAGGCGTTGCTGGAACAAATGCTAATTCTATTGTTAATGGTCAATCATTTTATATAACTCTTGCTAATGATTATCCTACTAGTGGTAATGTTAAATTATATACTGACTTGGCAAGAACTACAGGGGCAAATGGATATTATTTAACTGCTACAGCAAATACTGGTATTGCTACTGCTGTTATTGCAGGTGGAGGAACTGGTTCCGGTCAAGCAGCAGGTTCAAATACTACTGTACAATTCAACGATCAAAATATTTCAAATGGTGTAGCAGGTTTTACTTTTGATAAAACTTCTACTACATTAACAGTTGCTACCGGTAACATAATAACAGGTAATGTTCTTGCAAATACTAGTATTACTGCACCAAGCTTAGTTTCAAATATTGCTACTGGTACAGCACCAATTATAGTTACAAGCACAACATTAGTCCCTAACTTATTTGTAGCACGTGCTAACGTTTCTGAATATGCTAATACCGCACTAACTACAACTGGAACATGGTATCCAATATTTGTAAATGCAACCTCAGGTAATTTAGCACAAGGTGCTAATGCAAACTTATCATTTAATGCAGCGACAGGTAATTTAAGTACTACATTATTAAATGTAACCGGTAACGCTAATACAGGTAACTTAGGTACAACTACATTAATTGCTACCACTGGCAATATTACTACAATCAATAGTGGATTGATGAAGAACAGTACAAGTAATATCACTATCGCTAGTGCCGGAAATGTTTCTACATTCATTGGTGGCAATGCTACAGCACAATTAGTGATAACAGCATCTGGTGCTAATATCGCAGGTACTGCTAACATAGTTGGTAATGCTAATGTAGGTAATTTGGGAACAGCAGGACAAATTGTATCTTCTATCGCTACCGGAACTGCACCATTAACTATTTCAAGTACCACTCGTGTTGCAAACTTAAATGTAAATTATGCAAATGTAGCAGATTACGTTGTTGTGACTAACCAATCTACGGGAATTTACTATCCAACATTCGTAAATGCAAATACTACTGGTAATTATGCATACGCAAGTAACACACTAATTAGTGCTAACTTAGCAAACGGGGCAATAATTGCTACTACTTTTGTTGGTAATATTCTTGGCAATATTGGTGGTATATTAGCAAATGGAACTAGTAATGTAAGTATACCTTCAGTTAATGGTAATGTTAATTTAACAGCAGTTGGTAACACAACATTAACAGTTACTGGCACTGGTGCTAATATAGTTGGTACGGCAAATGTTTCTGGCAACGCTAACGTAGGTAATTTGGGTACTGCTCAAGTTCTTGCTAGTGCTAATGTAACTGCTCCGCAACTGATTTCTAATGTTGCAACAGGTACAGCACCTTTCGTAGTAACATCAACTACACAAGTTGCAAATCTAAATGTAGCAAATGCAGGTTTGGCAACATATGCAACAACTGCAAATGCAGTAGCAGGTGCTAACGTAAGTGGTCAAGTAGGTAACGCATTAGTAGCAGGTACCGTTTACACAAATGCACAACCAAATATTAATAGTGTTGGAACGTTGACTGGATTGACTGTTTCAGGTAATATCAATAGCACAGCTAATATACTTGCTAATGCAATTTTAGGCAACAGTGCTGGGTGGGGCAACTTATCAATTACAGGAAAAATAGGAATTTCAGGTGATTATAACTCCGGCGGAATTATTGATATTGTAGGTGGCAACGGTAACGCATCTGGATATACAGTCGGTGGATATGTACAGCTTAGAGGTGGGAATGCGCTTGGCATCGCCGGCGCTGCTACTCTTGCTGGTGGTACTGCTGACGGCACAGGTGCTCAAGTCTTGGCGCGCGGTGGAACCTCTGCTGGGGTTGGTTTAGGTGCAGGCACTGGTGGTAATTTAGAAATGAAGGCGGGCACAAGTGTTGGAACTGATTACGCCGGCGGTATTACTTTTATTGGAGGTGGTGCTGGAACTGGTGCCGGCACACCCGGTAATGTAGTTATTCAAGTTGCCACCGCGTTGTCCACAGGAACAACTACTCAAACTCTATCTAATATTATTGTTGTTACTAGTACGGGCGCAAATATTACTGGAACTGCAAACATAAGTGGCAATGCTAACATTGGTAATTTAGGTACAACAAGAGTGCTAGCAAGTGGTAACATAACTGCTACACAACTAATATCTAACGTTGCAACCGGCACTGCTCCTTTAGTAGTTACAAGCACAACACAAGTGGCTAACTTATCAGTAGCTACAGCAGGTAGTGCAACTACGGCAGGTACTGTAACAACAAACGCACAGCCAAACATCACTAGTGTAAGTGCATCGTTTACCAATCTTACATTTGCTAATGCACAAACTATTAGTGGCAACAACATGACACTTACTACAGGTGCAAATACATTACTTGGAACTATTACTGGTAATTGGTCATTGAGTGCTGGTAGTAAATTACAAGCAACATATGCTGACTTGGCAGAATACTATGAAGCAGATCAACCATATGAGCCAGGTACTGTTGTGGCATTTGGTGGTGATAAAGAGGTTACACTAGCAGAATCATTAACTCCAAAAGTAGCAGGTGTAGTATCAACTAACCCTGCATATGTAATGAATTCAACATGCAAGGGTGAACATATTGTAGCACTAGCATTGCAAGGTCGTGTACCGTGTAAAGTGCGCGGAACTATACATAAAGGTGATATGTTAGTAAGTGCTGGTGGAGGTTATGCTCGCCCATCATCATTGCCATTAATGGGCACTGTTATTGGCAAAGCACTAGAAAACTTTGAAGGCGAAGGCGTTATTGAAGTTGCGATTGGCAGACTTTAATAATAAATAAGATATAGGAATAATAAAATGACATCACATGTATACACTGCAAATTCAACATTTCAAATGTCTGCTAATTTAGCAACAGATAAAATCAGAATTGCCACAACAACCTCAGCTATTCAATATGACACTGGATCACCTAAAGTAATTGGTTCAGGTACCATTGCAGTAGCAACTACATCGGCAACGGTTACTGGAACAAGTACACAATTTACTACAGAAGTACAAATAGGACAATGGTTATGCGGGAACACAAGTAATCTTATTCTTGGGCAAGTTGCTAGTATTGCCAATAACACTAGTTTGACACTGACTGCTAATGCCACTACAACCAATGCATCAGTAGCATATGCTATAGCACCAACATCAGATGGATTTGCTTTAGCAACTGCTAATAGTTCTATCATTCCAGCAAATACTACATTGAATAGTGTTATTGTTGGTCAAGGTAATGTAGTATCATTCTTGAATGTTGCTGGAACTGCCGGTGCATTCAGCATCACTGAATTGGGTATGCCTCACGCTAATATGGCAAACGGTTACCTAGTAGGTTAATTTTTACTCCTTGAGATAAATATATAATACATTCGCATTCGGCGAGTTTATGCAGTACCCACTGCGTAGCGGCTAGAACCCGCTAATTTTACAAAGGAAAAACAAATGGGACGTCCTCTAAAAATCGCAAAGGCTCAAGCAGTCTTAACAATCACTGATACAACAGCAGCAACTGGTGAAGTAACAGTAACACAAAATTTAATTACAGTACCAAACGTTGGTGTAATGGCTGGTATGCCATTCGTAGTAGCAAGTTCTGTTGGTGGATTAACTGCCAACATTACATACTATGTTCTTGCTATTACAGGAAATCATACATTTACTGTATCTTCAACACAACTAAGTGTTCAACCTCGTACATATCCAACTATAACTGACACCACAGGTGGTTCAGTTAGTGCATCAGTTGCCGTAGTTGATGCATATTTCAACAACCCATTAGGCGGCGCAGGCTTCCCAACAACTAATGCTAATACATATAGTGTAGTTGGTGGTAACACAGCAATCATTGGTAAACAAGTGTTGGCTAACATTGCAATTGGTTATAATGGTACAGGTACTGTATTCGCAAGCACAAGTAGTAATGTTGTAGTTGGTTTAGGTACTGACTTTGCTAATGTTCCTACAGGTACACACTTATATGCAGTATACAATGCAGGTCAAGGTGCAGTAACATTATTGGGCACCACAACTGGTACTAAAGGTAATTTGAAAGTTGTTGTTGCTAATACTACTGTTTCAGGTAATATTATTGGTACATCAGGTAATGCACAAACATTAACAGCGTCTACTCCAGTATCATTTGATTCAACATTTGGTGGATTGACAGCAGGTACAACTTACTTTGTTAAGGCTATTGCTAACGCAGCAGCATTTACTGTTTCTGCTACACCAGGCGGCGCAGAAGTTCAATTGACAGCAAATAATAGTGTTACAGGTAATGCTATTCAAAATCGTGTTGTGTTAGGTGCTGTATCAGCTAACAATGCATTTGGCGTTAGTGGTTACGGTGACCCATTCGTTCAAGCATTACCAGAAGCAGGCTACATTGTTCGTCAAAAGGGTAAACAAAAGTATCTAGTAACAGGTACAGTATCTGGATTGACAGGTCAGTGCTATTTGGCTAATCTTGCTAACACAGCATTAACACCAAATACAATGCACATCATTGCTACATATGCTAATAGTGCTACACAATCTGTTCAGAGTTTATCTGACCATACTGGTTTGTTGTTCACTGCTACTTCTGGCCCAGTTGCTACAGGCAATATTGTATTAGAAAATGCTTCACCGGTATTTGCTACATTCAATTCAGCAGCAGTTGCTAACACATCTAATGCAATGCCTTATCCACTAGTACAAATTGCTAGCGCATAATCATGGCAACCGCAGCAAGTAAGGCAGTTAAAATGCAACCTGAAACTGAAATTGCAGTACTTCAAGTCCAAGTTAAAAACATTGAGGATAAAATCAATGAAGTTAAAGAGGACTTGAAGAAGATTCACGAGTGTCTTGACGCTAATGCAGAAGAAACTAGACAGATGTTAAAATCTATGCGTGAGCAAGATGTTAAAGAACATACTGAATTAGCAAGCAAGATTTCTGTATTAGAGAAATGGCGCTGGATGATGATGGGAGCAGGCGTAATAGTCGGCTCACTAGGATTCAATACAGTAGCATCATTACTAAAATAAAAAAAGAGACTTAGGTCTCTTTTTTTGTAAGCGTCTTTAGTTTTTCTTGCACTACATCAAAGTTTACGGTACTAAACAATCCTGGATGTAATGGTTTAGGATATTGATTATCTCCCGCCCATGCATACCCACAATGTTCTTCATTTAATATTGGAACAAACTCATCCTCTACTTCACAAAAGAATGTGTGATATGTAAACGTGTGATTGATGAATTTTTGTATAGGGATTAATTTTGCATTATTTGGAAATATTCCTATCTCCTCAATACATTCTCTAGCAATACCCTCAAATAATGTTTCATCATCTTCTATTTTGCCACCAGGGATTCCCCAGTTGCCTGGGTTCTTGTTATCAGTTCTTAATAGATACAGGTAGCGATTTGTTTTATTGCTATAAAAGAAAACGCCTGCGGATGTATTGCTCATACTATGATTTATCACAGTATTATATGACGATAGAATAATCCCCTTGATCATACCACCCTTCAAAACTTTTCATCCACATATCATCAACAAAGCGATACTGGACATTTGTGGTAAGATTTGTTACATATTCTAATGTTGTGGGTGTAGCAATAGTGCTATCAAAACTTACAAACCATTCACCAGTATTTGCATTGTACTCAATAATATCATTAGCAAAGGCAACCAAGTTACCCCAAGACACAGTAGAGTCACCCGGAGAACCTATATTTTCTACAATTAGATATCTGCGACCGTTAATTGGTCCAGGTAATCCTGCATTTGGGCCAGTCGTTAATGGATTAATTACTCCATCAACTGGACTTAATGTATTTTGTGGTAATGTATCAGGATCAATGTTATAGATTAATAATCTATCATCATTTGGGTTAGGAACAATTGTTCCTACAATGTCAGTATTCATATATGGGTTTTGCAACCATATCTGACTAATTCCAGGCTTGACGGTTCCGTATACGTTCAATACACTAGACCAATAGATATCTGTATCAGGGTTAGGTGGTAAGTTTAAGTCAACATTACTTGGATAGAAAGCCACTGCCTGTGGCAATATTTGTAACGTATTTCCTATCAGTAATACTTTATACCCGTAAGGTGTTATTTTTTGTCGTGTACCCAATAACAAATCATCATCTTGCATATCTTGTAATGAGTTACCCGCAAAGATACTTGCAATGATTTTCTCAATAACACCCATCTTCTTAATTTTACTTGCTGTAGTAATCCATATAGGCATATAGAATTTCCAACTCATAATGTCAATTGGATTACCTGTACCTACTGGGATGCTACGACTACTAAAAGTTAATCCATCTTGGAATACTGCACTAAGACTAGTCCAGTCAATAAAGTTATCAGTACTTTGTATCTCTAATGCAGGATTAAACAATGTACCTAGTTGTTCAATCAATTGTAATTTTTGATTATAATTTGTAGTCCAAAAATCTACGGTAATACGCAATGTATAAGGAACAGGCATCAATCTTTCAATTGTAAATGCTTGACCTTGAACAGTTTCATATTGTTGTGTTTCTTGATTATATGCACGTTGACGCACATTTATTTTATCAACAAATGTAGGATCTTGTGTCCACTTTTGATTGTACTCCAATCCACTTATATAATAAGTAATCAGTGGCGCGCTAGGTAAATTACTTGCACTATTATTAGCAAGAATCGTAGCCGCCTGTCTACTACTGTCACCATACATAATAGGAACACGAACAATGATATCATTACCTGCAGGGTCTTTGCCTTTGGTAACTTCCCAGTTACTGAATATCTTTGCAAACTGTATTAAAAATCTGCGTATCTGACTGTCATAAAAATATTGTGCCATGTTTACTCTTTAAATTTGAGGGGGTATTGGATCTGGTGCCAATCCTAAAACTGTTGATAATGCTTGACGTTGTGGTATAAATGTACCATTCGTAAGTTTTGTCTGTGCAGTATCATTAATAAATCCAGACAATTGTGATTGATCTTGACTAGTAAAGCCAGTATCTGTTCTTATGTTACTTGAGATTCTGACCCAAATTCTTCCGTCCCAACGGAATAGTAATTGAGGGAAGTAATCAATACGTAAGAAATAATCTCCTACTTGCGGATTAGTTGGGAAACTGATGCCAGCGCCTGATACATAAGCACCATCTAACCCAACATTGCCTAGAGGGAATCCATTTGGTGCAGTACCATCACCTGTCATGTAACCACCGCTATAGCCGAAACTACGTGGGCTACTACGTGCAATATATTGGAATGCAGGATCACAGTCTGCTCTATAATCCATTTCTTGATTTATTGTACCAGTGAAGCCGGGTGCTTCTGGGTTAGCATCAGCAGTAGCATATGTGTTATCAGCAGTACCGTATGGTCCTGTTATCATGCCGTTACTAACTACTGTTAATATTGTATCACCTTTAACAGGACCTGAATTAGTATCACTACGTTCGGGTGCTAATGTAATTGTTTCTAAATGAGTTGTGTTGAAAACATCTAATTTTTCGTAACCCATATCAACAGTCATATCCCAAATATTCTTTATCGCTGCTTTGGGTATTCTAATCACAGGACTAGGCGTTCTATATTTAGGATTGCGTACCATCATTACAGTGCCAGTAGTAGCAGGATTAGGTACGCCACCGTTAGTGTTTACATTGATAGGTGGAGCAGGATTGTTAATTTTATTTGATGGTACACCATTACTTGAATACTCACCGTATGTTGGGACAATGTAGAAGTTGTTGGTATTATAACCTGATTTGGGAACAATACGTGCTGCTTCTTGCAGTACTGCGTCATTGATTGCAATGTTTTTATTGTACGTAGCAAGAATATCTTTTAGATTTTCTGCGGTATCTAATTCCCAATATGTAGGATTAGGTGGCATAATACCTGCCGGTACATCAGTTAATGCTTTATAATTTTTATCACCATACGTAATGACATACCCAGCAGGATATGGTTTTGTGTTATCCCATATACCTAAATAAGTATCTTGGTCTATTGGCGCATTTAATATCTGAGTAAATTCTTCACTATCAACTAGTGGTTCGCATTTGATACGCCACAAGTGTGGGAACCATGTTGGACTAAATCCTTCACTTGCATAATTAGCATCTGTGACCTGCATGAATCTTTTCAACGCAGTTGGGATTGTTTCTTTTAGTGGGTTGTAATCTAATAAGTGAGGCAACTCAATTACGTCACCAACCATCAATTTACGTCCGACCAATTGAATCATATCATTATAGTGAACTGTAATGAAAATGATATCATTGTTTAAGAACAATCCAAACTGACTTAAGTCAAAATCTAAATTCTGTACGTTATAGTGACCACGTAGTCGATAGATATTTGGGTCATATGTTCTATCACGGTTTTCCAAGAACAACAAGTCTTGTATATTAGTTGGATTTAGTGCATCGTATTGCGGTTGAGTATAATCAGTAGAAGTTCCTTGATTTGTAGGACCCATATACTTATGGACATACAAATCCGTGGCACCTGCGGTAAACTGTTCTGATATTATCTTATCAAAAAAGTTATAATCGTTTGTTTTATTGGGACGCCAAAGCGATAGTCTAGGCATGTTTATTTCACTTTATTACTTATTTATCGTAAATACAGACGAGGGCGTATTACCAAAAGGTTGACAACAAATGGTTCCTGTGTTATACTACGCATTCAATTGAAACTTTGGAGTTAATCAATGGCTACACGCAAGCATTCAGACGAGCAATTCGTTAAAGCACTAAATCCTCGGGACGCTGATACAAAATACATGGGTGAAGAACCCTTCTTCCCAATTCAGCCCGATCCTGAACAACGATTTTCAGCACTTGCCCGAGGCTTCACATGGTACACCCGTTTCTATACTAAAAAAGACGCAAAAGAACTATTGTGTCAATATCTGGATTATAACAAACGAACTGAGGAAGCTAAGTTGGTTCGTAAGGTCCATGAAAGCGAATTCATTATTACATTGTGCTGGGTAGCACGTATGACAATGCGCGGTTTGGAATTGACTGAGCATGAAGAACTTACACTACAAAACGATATTGGACGACTTGTCAAATCATTGACAGAAACGGAAACTAAAACTAGTGCGACTAGTATTGTAAAAGAAGAAGTAGTAGCAGTACGTCCCAACATTCAAGAAATTTTGAAAGAAAAAGCACGGGACGCCGCAGGTGAAATGGAAGGCATGATTGACGATTTTATCACTATTGGCAAGGCGTCAGAAAAGACAGTTGATATTGTTGCAAAATATAATGTCATGCCGCAACATATCCCAATCATTGTTGAAATCTGGAAGCGCAAGCAAGATGAATTCCAGCGACTAAGTGACGGTGACGAGTCACTAAAAGAGGGTTATGCGTTTCTAGGTAAGATTCAGATTCGTAACATTTTGAAATTCATTGACGGTGTGCTAGGTGACTTGAACAGTTATATTAGCATTAAGAAAGCAAGCAAGGCACCGCGTAAACGCAAAGCGGTTCCTGTTGAGAAAATTGTTGCTAAACTGAAGTACTTGAAGTTGTTTAAAGATGTACAGGCTAAACTTGATTTAGTTAGTGTACATCCTACGAAACTTCATGGTGCAAGTGAAGCGTGGGTTTACGATACAGGTAAGCGTAAACTGCATCATTATATTGCTGACGAGTACAGCAAAGTGTTTAGTGTCAAAGGTAACACATTGCTAGGGTTTGATGCAAATACTAGCGAAATGAAAACACTACGTAAGCCCGGTGAGCAAATTAAAGAAGTCATGGGTAGCAAGCCCGCAGCACGTAAGTATTTCAAAGATATCAAAGCAGTCGGTGCAGTCCCGAACGGCAGGTTCAACGAGAATATGATTATTTTGAAAGCGTTTTAATGGACATTCAACAACGAATGACAGAGATAATGGTTTTGATTGACCAGTCAATCACTTTGACTGATGACAGGAATGAACTATTAATGTTGGCATGTGCTATGCTACAACGTACCAAAGAAATTTTTGATGGTGCGTTAGGCGTAGAAGGTAGAAAAGAAATGTTTAAGGATTTAGTATGAAAGATAAAATTATAGATTGGTGTACTATACACCGCAAAAAGATTGCATATACAATTGCAGGTCTTAATTTTTTAGGTGGTATAAGTTTACTACTTAACGGACAAGATGCCAATGCATGGATGCAAATTTTTATAGGGAGTGTCATTCTACTCGACACCGCAACAACACCATGAATATTGACTTAAACAAATACCTACAATTTGTAGAAGCCGTTACCAGTCAAGCAAGCAATGACTTAACTACATTCCATGATACAGTAGACCGTCTTGATAGTAACTACGAGTTAATTGACGGTGAGATGAAACATGGACCTGACGTTAACATTCCACTATTAATCACAGCATGTTTTGGATTAGCCGCAGAAAGTGGTGAGTTTATTGAAGTGCCCAAAAAGATTATTTTTCAGGGTAAAGCATTGACTGACGATAATGTTTTTCATATGAAACGTGAACTTGGTGATATCATGTGGTATTGGATTAATGCATGTCGTGCATTGAACCTAGACCCTAACGATGTGATTGCTGAGAATGTACGCAAGTTAGAAAGTCGTTACCCCGGTGGACAGTTTGACGCATTTTACAGCGAAAATCGCAAAGACGGCGACTTATAATGGGGTTAGGTCCTCCCAGTTGTGATGATTGCCATGTTTGGCTAATCTTATATATGGGTGAAAGATGGATGTGTCCAGTTTGCGAAAAAGATTCAAAGAATGGATATAAACATTTGTTTGAAGGGGAACAGCTTTTGCCTGATAGCGAAATACCCTTCTTGAGGTTTATGAAGGGCAAATCTCCTAATCCATAAGTTACCTGATAAATAGTATTATTAGGTAACACTTATGTCAACATATCCAACCGCTTCAATTCTTTCTACACCCACTGGTTTAACACTAGATGAGTTAAAAGAGGCACTATTCAATAATCTTAGATATCGTCTTGGTGACGGGATGATTGATATTGAATTAGATCCTCAACATTATGAAGCAGCGTACAATTACGCTATCAAGGTCTATCGTCAACGTGCCCAAGGTGCTACGGAAGAATCCTACACATTGATGACTATTGAGAAGAATGTAGATACATACACTCTTCCTGCTGAATTTATCAATGTACGTAGTATTTTCCGTAGAACGATTGGTTTAGAGACTGGCCCATCAAGCAGCAGTTTTGACCCGTTCAGTAGTGCTATTCTGAATACATATTTGCTTAACTATAACTATGCAGGTGGTATGGCAACATATGACTTTTATGCTGGTTATATTGAATTGGCAGCACGTATGTTTGGTGGTTATGTAACCTATACATTTAACCCAGTGTCCAAAGTATTGCGTATTGTTCGTGATCCAAAAGGTACCGGTGAGCGTGTATTGATATGGGCCGATGTACAAAAGACAGAAGAAATATTATTACAAGATCCGGGTGCTGGGGTTTGGATTGGTGACTTTATTTTAGCAAATCTTAAAGTTATGATCGGTGAAGCACGTGAGAAATTTGGTACTATTGCTGGTCCGGGCGGTGGTACAACATTGAATGGTACTGCTATGAAATCAGAAGGTAAAGCCGCAATGGAATTACTAATTGAAGAATTGAAGAAATATGTTGATTACAGTCAACCATTAACATGGGTACAGGGATAACCTAAACAGTTTTCTTTTCAATGCTCCTGTAGTATAATAAGTACTATAGGAGCATTTTCATATATGATTATCGGAATTACCGGACTAATCGGGTCAGGCAAAGACACAATTGCTGACTATCTTACTACACATCATGGGTTCAAACGAGTTAGTTTTGCTGCTAGTCTTAAGGACGCAGTAGCAGCAGTTTTTGGTTGGGACCGTGAATACTTAGAGGGTACTACAAAAGCCAGCCGAGCATGGCGTGAACAGAAAGACGAATGGTGGAGTAATCGTTTAGGAATGGAAATTACCCCAAGATGGATACTACAATGTTGGGGCACGGATGTATGTCGTAATCACTTTCACAATGATATCTGGGTAGCAAGTGTAGAACATAAACTATTAAACTCAAAAGAAGATATTGTAATTACAGATTGTAGGTTTGACAATGAAGTTGCTGCTATCAAAAATGCAGGTGGAATAGCACTTAGAGTAAAGCGCGGGCCTGATCCAGAATGGTATGATTCGGCTGTATCTTTTAACAAGGGACCAAATGCTAATTCTACTTGGGCACTAAGCAAAGGTAAACTAGACAAACTAAAGATTCATGCTAGCGAATATAGTAGTATTGGATTAGACTATGATTATATTGTAGAAAACAATAGCACAATTGACGACCTACATAGCAAGATTTATATGATAATCAATAGCCAATCTCAAGGTCTCCCCGTCGCCAAGTAACATCTTTTTTCTTAACTACTTCTACGCAATTTAGACATATACTGCGTAGATTGGTATGTTCTATATGTTCTAAATTCCCGTCAATATGAAACACAGTTATTTGTGTGGGGAATAGACTTTTAAAGCCACATAAATCGCATGTGGCTTTTTTCTTGTAACCACTCTTAGTCCAATTGGCTTTTTGTGGTTTTACTTTTTGCTTCTTCCTTCCGCATTCATCGCATATGCTTCTGTAATGTGTGACTTCGCCACGTTTATAGTTTATGGCTGCGTGGTTCTTGTTACATTTCTTACAGATTGGTCGTTGTAATAGCATAATGTATTTAATCGAACCTTCGAAGGTTTGGTTATACCGACTTTTTTCAATTTATTCATAAATAATAGTATGCAATTAGTAGGTTGTAAACCTCATAATCTTACATAAAGGAAAATAAAAATGGCATTAACATCACCAGGCGTAGAAGTCACAATCATTGACCAAAGTCAATATCTACCAGCACCAGGCGGTTCTGTACCGCTAATCGTTTTCGCAACAGCACAGAACAAGGCTAATCCGTCTGGTACAGGCGTAGCAGCAGGTACTACTGCTGCAAATGCAGGTAAACTATATCAAATTACAAGTCAACAAGATTTGGTAAATTTCTATGGTGTACCGTTCTTCTATACAACAACTGCTGGAACACCAATTCAAGGTTACGAATTAAACGAATATGGTTTATTAGCAGCGTATTCAGCATTAGGTATTACCAATCGTGTTTACACATTACGTGCTGATATTGATTTAGCATCATTAGTAGGTTCAGTTGGACGTCCAACTGGTTCACCAACTAATGGTACATATTGGTTAGATACAACTAATACTACATGGGGTATTTTTGAATTTAATGCAACTACAGGACAGTTTGTTCCAAGAACTCCACTAGTTATTACTGATGCAGCATATTTACTTAATGGCGCTCCAATTAACAGTATTGGAAATATTGGAGATTATGCTATTAACGCTACTGTTGAAGCAAATAGTAGTTACCAACAATATTACTACAAAGCCTTCAATAATACATGGACTGTTTTGGGAAGCCCAGAATGGCAGAGTCAATGGGCAACTGTACAAGGTTCAAATTCTAATCCTACATTAAATGCAGGAGATTCATTTAATATTAGTTTAAATGGTCAATGGTCTGTTACTATCACTGTTCCTGATAACGGCGGCGGCGTAGGTTCAGCGGCTGGTGTAGCAAATGTTATCAATACATTAGGATTTAATTTTATAAATGCAGTGGTAATATCAGGTAGATTAAACATCTTCTCACAACAACCTTCTTTATCTGGTAATCAATATCTTGCTATTAGTGCTAATAGCGGTACAGTACTAAATGCTTTGGGTATAGAACCAATGACTTATTATCAACCACAAGTTGTTTATGGTACTTCTTCACAAATGCCGTTATGGACAAGCAGTCAACAATATCCTCACCCAACTGGATCAGTTTGGATAAAGGCTAGTAGTGCTGGTCTTGGATTGACACCAGTAGTATCAGAATATAATTCAACCTCTGCTTCATGGAAAGTAAAACCAGTAACATTGGCTGATAACGATTTTAGTGCAACTGTGCAAATAGATTCAACTGGCGGAAAGGCTATCCCAGTTGGTACAGTTTATGCTCAGTATCGTAATAGTAATTACACGAACTCAACTAATCCTGTATACTTATGGGGTAGAGGAGCGACTGGTCCAACTGTAGCGACTGGTACAGAAACTAATTTTACAATTTCATTACCATATAGTTTGACAACTGGATATATTGGTCTTCGTACTAGTTTACCTAATTCAACATCTTTATCACAAGCATATGCAGTTGCAATACCTAATAATTGCACCCCTACTCAATTCGTTACGGCATGGTTAGCGGCTAATATACCTTATACAAATGCAATAGTAACCACTGACGGAGCAGTACAAATAATACATACTCAAGGTGGCGAAATATTAATGACTGATTTTATTACTACACCGGGAGCAAATAAAGGTAAAAGTTTCAATATATTATCACAAGCTGGATTTATTGCCGGTACTACACCTTTCGTAAAAGCCGGTGCTGGATTATATTCTCCTAACGTTACACGTTTTTCAGGTATCGCAACTACTGGTGGTTCTGGATCTGGTTGTACAGTAAGTGTTGACGTTCAATCAGGTGATTTATATACAATGGTTGGCAGTGGAGTTACAGCAGGCGGTACTAGTTATACTGTTGGAAATACTCTTACTGTAAGTGGAGCATTATTAGGAGGCACCAGCCCTGCTAATGATCTAACATTGAAAGTAGTTTCTGTATCCAGTGGTGTAGTAACAGCAGTTACTCCTGCATCAAATCCTGGATCAGCAAATACATTATATCCTACTCAAATTAGTAATTGGGTTCCATTAATGTTTACTGCTAATCAAGGTGCCCCAGCAGCAGCCCCTGCACAAGGTGCAAATTGGTTCTGGAGTGTTATCGACCAAGTTGATATCATGGTTCAGGCTAATGGTCAATGGAATGGTTATAGAAATGTAAATTACGATGACCAAGGATTCCCTGCACACAGTGGTAGTAATATGACTGACCCAATGGGACCAATCATTGCTGCAACTGCACCAGAATATCAAAGTGATAATATGTCTCCGTTAGTATACGGTGACTTGTGGATTGACACAAGTGACTTAGAAATGTTCCCGATCATCCGTCGCTGGCAGTATGATTCAAAGAGCATGACTGATATGTGGGTATTGATTGACAATGCTGACCAAACAAGTAGCAAAGGCGTATTGTTTGCAGATGCACGTTGGGCAACTAATGGTGATGTAAATGTGTATGATGATCCTATCCCAAGTATTGCTAGTTTGTTGACTAGTGACTACTTAGACTTAGATGCTCCATCAGCAGATATGTATCCAACAGGTATGCTATTGTTTAACACACGCCGTTCAGGTTATAATGTTAAATCATTCCAAGCAAATTACTTTAATGGTATCAACTTCCCTGGTGCAAGTTTGCCAAATCAAACTGCAACATGGTTAAGTGAGAGTGGATTGAAATCTAATGGTAGCCCATATATGGGCCGTCAAGCACAACGTAACATGGTTGTTAAATCATTACGTTCAGTGGTTGACACTAACTACGACATTCGTGATGAAGATAACTTCTTCAACTTGATGGCTACTCCTGGTTATCCTGAACTACAACCTAATATGATTGTATTGAATGCAGATCGTGGTGAGACAGGTTATATCTTAGGTGATACTCCAATGAGATTGCCGTCAGATGCTACTGCAATTCAAGCATGGGCAACTAACGCAGCAGGTGCAACAAGCACAGGTGAAGAAGGTTGTGTATCACGTAACACATACTTAGGCTTGTTCTATCCAAGTGGTATCACAAGTGACCTAAGTGGTAACTTAGTTGCTGTTCCTCCAAGTCACATGATGTTGCGTACTTTCTTACGTAATGATAACATTGCTTATCCTTGGTTCGCAGCAGCAGGTACACGTAGAGGTAACATTGAAAATGCTACTAACATTGGTTACATTGATAGTGTTACTGGCGAATTCATAACTACTAAAACACGTATTGGTATCCGTGATGTATTGTACATTAACTTTATCAACCCACTAGTATTCTTTACTGGTATTGGATTGTTAAATTACGGTAACAAGACAAGTTACAATAGTTCTAGCGCATTAGATAGAACTAACGTTGCACGATTGATTGCTTATGTACGTAGACAATTAACATTAGCAGCACGTCCGTTTGTATTTGAACCTAACGATGCACTAACTCGTCAACAAATTCAAGGTGTTGTTCAAACATTGATGGTTGATTTGAAGGCTAAGCGTGGTATCTATGATTATCTTGTTATATGTGATGCAAGCAATAACACACCGGCAAGAATTGATAGAAATGAACTATGGGTAGACGTTGCAATTGAACCAGTCAAGGCAGCTGAATTTATCTACATCCCGGTTCGTGTACTAAACACAGGTGAGATATCACAATTGAAATAATATGATAACCCCTTAGGGGGTTATCTGTTTATTAAAGATAAATAAGATTAACAGGAGAAACATAAAATGGCAACAGCCTCACAATCATTGTTCAACATGACAGTAGCATCTGATAACGCCGGTGGCAATCAGGGCTTATTAATGCCAAAACTACAATTTAGATTTAGAGTAAACTTTTTGAATTTTGGAACAAACACAAGCACAGTTGAATTAACTAAACAAGTTATTGACTGCTCACGTCCAAACGTACAGTTCCAAGAAATCACATTACCAATTTACAACTCAACAATGTATTTGGCAGGTAAAGCAACATGGCAAACAATGTCAGTTAACGTTCGTGATGATGCTTCAAATAGCGTATCTAAGTTAGTTGGTCAACAACTACAGAAGCAAATGGACTTTGTTGAGCAAGCAAGTGCTGCATCTGGTCAAGACTACAAGTTTCAAACAAACATTGAAATACTAGACGGTGGTAATGGTACTAGCGCTCCAGTTGTATTAGAAACTTGGGAGTGCTATGGTTGCTTCTTACAAACTGCAAACTACAATACATTGAACTATGGTACAAACGAAGCGGTTACAATTGCATTGACAATTCGTTTTGATAACGCAATTCAATCTCCAATTGGATCTGGTGTTGGTTCTACTATTGGCAGAACTTTAGGTTCTATTGCTACTGGTATCGGTGGTTCACTATAATAACCACAACACTTAAATAAATCTAGACTATGGCTGGATTTTTTCAAGACTTACTACAAGGCGCTGCCGGAACATTTTTCGGCAGCGATTTCCTTCGTGATTATACCCATGCTAGTAAGACATTTAGACCTAATGCATACCAGAATGCACCCAAGTTTAAATATCTATTTCACGTTTATTTTCAACTTAATCCAACAGGATTGCCAGAAGCCAATTATGGTTTGTTAGTTAAGTCAGTAAAACTTCCTAGTTTTAATTTTGATATAGCAACAATGAATCAATATAATCGTAAAAGATTGATTCAATCAAAAATAAAATATGGTCCAGTAAATATTAATTTCCATGATGATAACGGAAACACAGTTAGAAAATTGTGGAAAGGTTATTATAATTATTACTATGCCGATGGTACAAGGCCACAAGTAGTATTCAATGGAGCAAGAGGAACCGGCAACGGTGCTGGAACAGCAGATGCTACATATAATAGTAGAACACAATATCAACCATCAATTACAGGCAATGAAAATTGGGGTTATCAGGGCGAGACAAGTGATCCAACTGGTCAAAAAATACCTTTCTTTAAAAATATAACTATATTTGGTTTTAATCAACACAATTTTGTAGCATATACATTAATTAATCCTATAATAACAAGTTTCAACCATGATACGTATGATTATGCACAAAGTAGCGGTATAATGGAACATCAGATGACATTAGATTACGAAACTGTAGTTTATAATGAAGGTGCCATTGATGGCAAGAATCCAGGTAACATTGTTACTGGATTTGGTGATGAAGCCAACTATGATAGAACATTAAGTCCTATAGCAAGACCTGGTTCTAATGCAAACATATTAGGGCAAGGTGGATTAGTCGATGGTGTAGGTGGTGCAATAGAAGCATTATCTAACGGAAATATATTAGGTGCTGTACAAGCTGCAGGTACAACATACAATACATTTAAAAATACAAACATATTAAATATTGCTAAATCAGAAGCAGTAGCAGGATTAACTAACACCTTAGCCGGAACACCAAACAGAAACGTTACAGTAGCAACTCCTATATTTGGTGCTGTACAAAACGCTATCGGTACTGCTGGTGCAAAACTATCAGGAGCACAATCATCACCTCAACAAGTAGGTGTTAATTATGCAGGAAAACAAGTACCGTAAGAAAGAATATTATGCCACAAATTTTAGATAACCGCACTAACTTGGATCAAACAGTTAAAATATTTGATTCATTTTATGCATTTAATGCAGTTGTTAATTCTGTAGAATACGATATTGTACATTCTTATTTTATATCAGTATGTGCTACAAAAAACATTGCTGCTAATTTTACTGCGGTATTATTTAGAATAGCACAAGAAACTCAAATTCCTATTCTTCAATTACTAGATCAAATTAAAGGTAAGAAGAAGATGGAAATGAATCAAATTCTTGCATATTATCTTAATAGTTTTAAAAGCAAAACATCACTATATGGTATTGCCATCGTACCAAAATCAAATCAACCGGTGTCTCGCAACATCGTACAATAATCATGGCTAATTGGGCACAAGGTATATTTACTCCTAAAAACCCACAAAAATATGTAGGGAAACATAATCCTAAATATAGATCAGGTTGGGAATTAACATTCATGACCTTTTGTGATACACACAAAAACGTTACACATTGGGCTAGTGAATCAATGTCTATCCCTTATCGTAGTCCATTAGATGGCAAGATTCATATGTACATCCCAGATTTCTTTGTAGTCTATCAAAATAAGTTTGGAAAAGCAATTGCTGAAGTAGTAGAGATTAAACCCAAAAAACAAAGTTTAATAGAAAGTCGCACGGCAAGTGCAAGAGATAGAGCAGTAGTTGCTATCAATCATGCCAAATGGGCTGCTGCAAGTGCATATTGTAAATCGCAAGGATTTGCTTTTAGAGTTATTACGGAAGATGATCTCTTCCGTAATGGTAGTAGAAAATAAATTATTTACTCTTTGCTAGTTTAAGAAACATCAAAGTATTGATTACATACTTACCTGGATCAAACTGCCACCACTTTGTTCCTATACGATAGTCACCGGGACGTGCATGATGATTGTTATGCCAGCCCTCACCAAATGTCAAGTATGACCACCACCATACATTATGACTAGCATCTTTTGTTTCTACTGGGCGAACACCAAATATAGGATCATGGTCAATCCAGTTACTAAAACGTGAAGCAATAGTATTAAAGAATACTGGGATTAAGTATAAGTAAACTGCAAGTAAAGGATTGATTAAAAACAATACAACAAGTAATGTTAATATCATTAGTATATAATATTCGTGCATAAGTCTTTGCACAGGGTCGTTAATAATATCTTTAACTGTCCATTTGTTGAATGGTTTGCCATAATCACCCACAATAGCGCCAACTGGACCTAGTGTTACTGGACTATGCGGATCACCCTCTTTATCGGCATATATATGATGCTGACGATGTACAAATACCCATCCTACACTACTTCCGGTGCAACCAATATTACCAAAAAAACTGAATAGACGCTTTAATGGTGTAACTAATTTATAAGAACGATGTGTTAATAATCTATGAAAAGTTACAGTAATACCTAAACACGTGATTAAAAAATAACCAAACAAAGACAGCAACCAATAGTTTAATCCTGCTGGATTTAGTATAGCCCATGCGAACGCAACTAATGCTAATACTTGCATCAGAATAAAAAACCATTCTCTTGGATACCACAACGATTTTATATTTTTAGATAACATGATATTTCCTGTGTTTATAGCAGTATTTATCAAGATTTTTTTACGATTTGAATTATAAAAGTTAATATGGTTATACTACTAAATACTTTTATGACCAAAAAACTAGAAGAATTATTTGAGTTACCTCAAAACGAAATAGACACTTTGGCAAAACCTACGCCAGATAATGCCCAAGAAATTACTACTGAAGCATTAGATAGTTTGTCAAAGATAGAACAAGCATTGCCCCAAGTACGTGGATTAGAAGCAGCAGATGATGAGATGGATTCATTAGCAGAGATGGCCACAAGCAGTTACAAAGATTTGATTGACCTCGGGATGCAAGTTGATAGCAGATATGCTAGTGAGATATTCAATGTTGCAGGAACTATGCTAGGCCATGCTATTACAGCAAAGACTGCTAAACTAAATAAAAAGTTAAAAATGATTGATTTGCAATTGAAAAAAGCACAACTAGATCAGAAAGAGGCAAGTAAAGAAAAAGAAATTGAGGCTACCCCGTTGGGCGAGGGTAGAGAACTTGATAGAAACGAATTGCTTAAGATGTTGGCTGCAAAATCCACTTAAAAAGATAAATAATATATACAGGAATAAAAAATGAGAAGCCTTAAACAACATATTATGGAAAGTGTAAAGACCTACAAGTACACTATCAAAATTGCCGGCACCATTGATAAAGACTTTATAGACATGTTTAAGTACAATCTAAACAAGTTTGATCCAGTGGAAATCAGTGAACCAAAGAGTACTCCAATACAGAAATCACCATACGGTTTCCCTAATTTAGAGAACGAAAGTGTAACATTGATTAAAGTTGAGTTTAGATACCCAGCAACAGAACCAATGATTCAGCAACTTGCTCAACTATTAGGTTACAATGTCAATATGGTTCGTATGATAGCAACTCATTTTGATGATAGCATTGACAGCGAAATGGTTGGCTATGAGAATGAGATGGAAGATACTCCATTGCTTACCAAAGAAGAAATGGGTGAACAGCCTGATGCTAAAGAAGCAAGCAGAGCATATGGTGGTTCATATTTACAATCAATCAAAGACCAAACTAAAGAGTCTAAGATTGATATTCCATATGCAGGAACAAGAACACCAGATGCGTTTGATCCTTTCAAACCATATTTAGATGATAAGAAGTCAGGCGACAAGAGCCCAATGACTACTATTAAGATGCCACCAAAGCCAAGTACTGGCGCAGCATATAACCGTTAAGGAAAAGAAAATGGATTTCAGAGATATATTAAAATCATTCGATAATTTATCAGAAGGTGAAAAGACTACTACTGATAAAGGTACTGTTCACAAAGCAGGCGCAGGTGGATATGGTAATAAACACGGGTCAGAAGATGTAACCGATCAATATGGTAAACCAGTTGGTCGCAAAAGTCTATCTAAAATGGACGATAAGCCTGCCGTAAAACGTGGCAAAGGTCGTCCTCCGAAGAATGCTGATTCATCAGGTGAAGTTAAAAAGTATGATAGTTCAGAACTAAGCAAAGCAATGGGCATGGGTAAAGCACCTAAAGCAACAGGCAAGCCTAGTGTTAAGCATAGTCTTAAAGAATACTTTGACATAATGGATGAAGCATTAAGTGAAGCAGGATTAACAGTTCAACCTATGCCAGCGACTCCGGCAGCAAAGGCACAACAACAGATGGCAACAAAGCCGTCTTTTATGATTAAAGATCCTGCTAATCCTTCAATGCCAGCTATCACTACTCAAGACCCAGCAGTAGTGCAAGCAGCTAAGAATGGTACAATGTCAATGCAGAAGCCAGGTGCTGCTCCTACTAGTCAAGGTGCTACTCCAGCAGCTGGTGCAGGTTCACAAGTTGCTCCAATGGGAGAAGATCAATTAGATGAACTAAGTCCTCAGTTGATGAAACGAGCGGTAAAAAAAGCAGACACCATGATGAACAAGAATTACTATGATGACAATCATAATGCCACATATGATTATGCAAATCAAGCATATAGAA